ATGCTTAATAAACAAGGAAAAGGCAAGATTGATTGGACAGATTACACCTGGAATCCTATTACAGGATGCAAGCGGGATTGTGATTATTGTTATGTTAAGCGGTGGGTTAATCGTTTCAATTATAGCATGGAGCCAGAGTTCCATGAGCGCAGGCTTAATGATCTATCTGTTCTTCAATCTCCTGCAAAAATATTTGTAAGCAGCACCGGTGATATGTGGGGGCCGTGGGTGAGCGCTGAGTGGATAGATCAGGTTTTAGATGTCGTCAGGAAATATCCGCAACATACGTTTCAGTTTTTAACTAAATATCCTAAACGATATTTAGAGTTTGATCTGCCCTATGGTTGGTATGGCGCAACAATAGACGGTACGTGTAAGACTAACAGTTGCGATGAATTTATAGAGAAGTTGAGGCGCAGGAATAAAGATATCGTGACATTCTTCAGCTTTGAGCCAATGCTTCATTATCCCACAGTATCCCTGTGGCATGTTGATTGGATCATCATAGGAGCGGATTCAAATAAAGGGGCAAAAAAGCCCCGTCCGTGGTGGGCTGGTCAAGTGATCGACAGGGCACGCAAGAATAATGTGGATGTATGGATTAAAGATAACTTAAAGTATGGAGGAGTCGTCAAGGTTTTCCCTAAGGATAAGAGAATAGTAAGCCCTTCCCTCTCAAAATAAATAAAAAAAGGTACTCCCGAGGGGGTGACGCGTTTTGGGGGTTGGCGCATGGCGGGCAGTTAGTGAGCGTAAATTTTTTTTAGAGGTTTCCTGTTCCTGTTTTTTAACATGTTGAAAATGAGAAAATAGGGATAGTTCCTTCACGCTATGAAAGGAGTTATAGGGGTGTCAAAAACAGTAAAAAAACAGGAAATCCATGAAATTTCCTAGTTTCCTGTTTTAGCATATTGAAAATGAGAAAATATTGATAGTTTCTCCACGGAAGAAAGGAGCTAGCAGGTGTCAAAAATAGGAAAAAGACCGGAAATCGAGGAAATTTCTTTATCAGAGATTAAGCCATTTCCTGATAACCCTAGAGACATTGATCAGAAGGCCTTGGAAGGGTTAAGGAAAAGCTTGGAAAGGTTTGGCTACATCGATTTGTTAGTTGTTAATAAACGTAATATGGTGCTTGTTTCTGGCCATCAAAGGTTGAAGGTACTGCTTGAGGCTGGTGTTGAAAGTGTTTTGGCTGTGATTGTTGATCTTGATGATTTGGCGCATAAATCTATGTGTTTGACTTTAAATAATCAGCAAATTATGGGGCATTTTACTGCAGCTGTTATACCTTTGCTTGAGCAATTGCGCAATGAAATGCCAGATGAATATTTGGATCTTCGTTTGCAGGAGTTAAGAGAAGAATGTAACGAGTTTGAAGTTGAAAATGATGGAACAGGAAAAACATTGCCTGATGATATCCCGGAACAACCAAAGGAACCAATAACAAAGCCGGGTGATTTATGGATATTGGGAGAGCATCGATTGCTTTGCGGATCCAGCACTGATCCAGAAGATGTCGCACGTTTGATGGATGGAAACAAATCACAGCTTATGGCAACAGATCCACCATATTGTATAAATTATACTGGAGCGGATCGGCCCACAGGGGGAAAAGATTGGTCAGGAGTTTATAAAGAAATTGATATTCCAGATGCGGAAAAATTTTGGACTGATTTTTTAGGTTTGGGTTTATCGGTCATTGATTCACATTCGGCTATCTATTTTTGGTATGCATCAAGTAAACATGGAGTTGTTGAGAAAGTTTTTAATAAATTAAATTTATTGCTGCATCAAAATATTATTTGGGTTAAGCCATGTATGAATTTAAGCTTTTCAATTTATCCCTGGAGGCATGAGCCTTGTTTTTTTGGATGGAAAAAAGGAAATAAACCATTTTTCAGAGTTAAACATAAAAGTGTTGGAACTGTTTGGTCTTTTGGATTTTTAAGGTCTGGGGATCTTACAGATCCAACGTATTATTCTGATGTATGGGAGTTAGATTATGAAGGGAAGAACAGGGCGGCACTGGGATTGCATCCTACGGTAAAGCCTACAGAGTGTTTTGCCATTCCGATGCGTGTTCACACAAAGCCTGGAGATATTTGTTATGAACCATTTAGCGGATCAGGATCGCAGATTATTGCAGGGGAGCGATTGAAGCGAAGAATTTTTGCAATGGAAGTCGAACCAGTTTTTGTTGATGTCGCAGTTAAAAGGTGGGAAGAATTTTCAGGGAAAAAAGCAGAAAGAATTATTAAAGTTAAAAAATAAAGGCCGGGGTGGTGCTGTAACACCACCCAACGCTACACATGGTTATGAGCATGTGCAACTCGACCATTTTGGAATATTAAATATTATTTTAAGGTAAATAATGAATGTGTCAATAATGCAACTGTTTGATGCCATATGGAAAAAACAAATAAAAGAACGAACGTTGTTGAAATGGCTAAAAAGAAACGTCATATATCACTTTTGGAAAAAATGCAGAAAGGCAAGGCTTTGACAAAAGCCGAAATTAGAGAGCTTTCTGAATTTGAGAAGGGGGCCAAGAAGCCAAACGTTGTTAATACTAAAAAAGAGGTTGCTGATTCGTATAATGTGGATCCTCGGACAATAACAAACTGGGTTCAAAGCGGAATGCCTGTCCGAAGAGATGGGCGTTATGATTTATTAGAGATTAAAAATTGGAAGCTAACGCGCGAACAGCGTAATGCGTTTAAACGTAGAGAGAAGAAAAAAAAGAATAGAGTCGAAAATGAAGAACCAAAAGCGCTGGAAGATGAATCTAAGATTGATTGGACTTGGAAAAAAGAAGAATATGACGCTAAATTAAAGCAATTAAAATATGAAGAGCAGGAAGGGAAGCTGATCTTGAGGGAAGATGCAATTAATGCATTAAAAGAGAGTATCCGTACCATAAAAAAGGAGTTTCTATCCTTACCCAAACAGATATCCCCGCAGTTGGTAGGTTTAGAAATTAGTGATATAGACCAAATTTTATCTGCAAGGATTAAGGATATTATTGAAGGTTTTTCAAGGGGAAAGTTCAAATGACAGAAGTTGTTTTGAAATTATTGAAAGAATCTCGCATAGCCTGGAATCTTCCAAAGTCTATTACTGTATCTCAATGGGCGGATGCCAATCGAGTGCTTCCTGGATCATCTGCAGAGCCTGGCAGATGGCGAACATCGCGTACGCCTTATCTTAAAGGTCCAATGGATGCCTTCAACGATTCACATATACGTGAAATGACATTAATGATGTCTACGCAAGTCGGAAAAACTGAGACAATGCTTAATATGCTTGGATATGTTGCGCAGGAGGATCCTGGACCGACTGCATGGCTTGGAGCAAAGGAGCAGGATGTGAAAGATTTCTGTGTTGAGAGGATCCAGCCAATTTTTAACTTATCATCCGAGTTGCTAACTAAGCTATCAAAAAATAAGGATGAAATAAATAAAAAGGGTATTGCCTTGGATAATATGCGGATGCATGTTGTTTGGGCAGGAAGCCCCTCAGGGCTTGCGTCAAGGGCAATCAAATATGTCTTTGCTGATGAAGTTGATAAATATCCACCGTATTCCGGACGAGAGTCAGATCCTCTTGAGTTAATAACAGAGCGAACCCGAACTTTTTGGAATCATAAAAAAATTAAAGGTTCCACGCCAACAACCAAGCGGGGTTATATTTATAAAGAATATGAAAAAAGTGATAAGCGAAAATATTATATGCCTTGTCCACATTGTGGAGAATATCAGATATTTGTCTGGGGATGCGTAAAATTTCCAAACGACGAAAGAAATCCTGATGTTATTAAAATGAATAGGCTAGCTTATTATGAGTGTCCTTATTGTGGAGAGAAAATAACTGACAGCATGAAATTTTCAATGTTGGAGAAAGGGATTTGGGTTCAGGAAGGTGGCGAAATTGACAAAAAAGGCAAGGTGAGTGGAGTTGGGAAAAAATCAACTCATGCCGGATTCTGGATAAATGCTATATATTCTCCATGGCTTACTTTTTCAGATATTGCAGCTAAGTTTTTGAGTGTAAAAAATGAGCCTTCAAAATTAATGAATTTTGTTAACTCATGGTTAGCTGAAGTGTGGGAGGAAAAGGCAAAGAAGACAGATGTTGAATTTTTAAAAAGAAGAATTATTGATTATCCTGAAGGGTTAGTTCCTGATGCAGTCAAGGTGTTGAGTTGCGGTGTGGATGTGCAGAAAGGTTATATGCTTCTTACAGTCAGAGGATGGGGCGTGGGATCGGCATCTTGGTTAATTCGTAAGGCAAAAGTTGAGTCGTGGTCAGAGCTTGCTGTTAATCTTTTTGATACGAAATATAAAAAATCCGACGGGCAATTAATGAGCATTAGGCTTTCTTTAATTGATACGGGATATCGAACTAATGAGGTCTACGAATTTTGCCGTAGGTATCCGCAGAGAACTCGACCAATAAAGGGAAAAGATAATTTAGGAGGAATCCCTTTTCATCCAAAACGTTTGGATAAGTTTTCAGATAGCCGTAGCATGCCAGGGGGTTTGGTATTGTGGACGATTGATGTAAATTATTTTAAAGATAAACTTCATCGGTTTATTCATTCAACAATGGATGATGCCTCACAGTGGTATATTTATAAAAATATCACAAATGATTATTTGATACAGATGTGCGCTGAGGATAAAGTGATCATCCGAAATAAAAAGACAGGGACCTCAACTGAGGTCTGGCAACCAAAAACAGGAAGCATCGCCAATCATTATTGGGATTGTGAGGTTTATAACGTTGCTGCAGCAGAAATGTTAAGGGTTTCACTTTTAAAAGATTCTAATAATCAGCAGAGAGTTTATGGGGGAAACAATAAAGAGGGAAATGCAGAAGAAAAATCTTGGATAGGTGATCATAAAGACTGGTTAAAATAATCAATATGAGCGATTGGTTAGATAATACAGATAATTGGTTGGGAAATATCCCAATAAAAAATAAAAGGCCTGCAAAAAAAATAGATATCGATGCGGATGTGAAAAATCAGGTAGGAGTGGCATATTTTGTATTAAGATGTCCTAGCTGCAATTCATCAAGATGCCGATGCTACAGTTCCAACCCACCAATCAGATATCATAAATGTAATGGGTGCGGTTATAATTTTAAATCGGTAGAACAGGAGATTGGGAAATGTTAGAGACTAAGAGTTTCTTTGATTTTTTACGTATTAAAAATATAAAAGACTCCAGAACATAAAAAAAGGCTAAAAATTAAGAAAAAACAAGTAGTTTTTACCAATCTGTAGTATTAACCCTATTGACCAAAACAAAATATATGAGAAAATAAAATATAGAATATGATTAGGGTAGCTCCCTGATTTTAAGTAATCCAAACAAAAAATTTAAAGACAATCTTGTGCACAAGCAGGATTGTCTTTTTTTGTTTGGTGTGATCTTCGAGGAGAATATGGCTACAAAACAGGAAATGTTAAACAATGTAGATTCTGCAATTGATTCACTCATGACAGGGGGAGCGGTCCAGGAATATACGCTTAATGGCAGAAATATCAGAAAATATTCATTAACTGAATTAATGAAATTAAAAGAACAATTAAAATCAGAGATCAGGGCAGAAGCCGGTTCTGTTCGTACATATGTGAAGTTTGGCAATGATTAAAAAAGCAGAAAAACAACCGTTAGGAAGAAGAATAGCGCATGGGATTAATCGTGCAATTGCAGTATGTTCACCTGAAAGTGCATTTCGACGAGAGATGTATTTAAATGGCTTGGATCAAATAAGTGCATTATCACCTTACAGAGGAGCGCAGAGGCGAAGAGCTACGGAAGACTGGATTCCCGGATCATCTTCGGCAGATCAGGATTTGCTTAGCGGGACTACGCTTGAAGATCTGAGATCGAGAAGCCGGGATTTAAGTCGAAATAATCCGTATGCGGCAAGTATTACGGATACGACTGTGACAAATACTGTTGGTACTGGAATTAGACCTCAGAGCCAAATAAAAGCGGATGTCCTTGGTATTTCAGCAAATCAAGCCAGTGAATTTCAGTCAAAGGCAGAAGCAATCTTTCAAAGATGGATGAAGTTTGCTGATGCGGGACGAAGATTAAATTTTTATAAAATGCAAGCCTTGGTGGATCGTCAAATTATTGAAAATGGAGAGATTTTTATTGTGCCGCTCATCCTCGATAAGAGTAAGAATAACCGTCCGTATTCTTTTGCTTATCAGCTTGTAGAGGCTGATCGAGTGGATACTCCCAATGACAAAAGATCAGATAAAAATGTCCGTAAAGGCATTGAGATTGGTAAATATGGACAGCCAGAAGCGTATTACATAAGCACTGGATTTCCGGGTGATTGGAAATATCAAACATATAACAAAAATCAAAAGTTTCGTAGATATCCTTCTATTAATGCAAAAACTGGATATAAAAATATATTGCATCTTTATGATATGAAGCGTCCGGATCAGTCAAGAGGTTTACCCCTTTGCGCTCCTGTAATCGAGTTTTTTCAACATTTAAATAAGTATTTAGAGGCAGAAATTATCAGTGCACGTATAGCCGCATGCTTTTCGATTTTTATCAAGAGGAATAATCCATCGACGGCGTGGAATGATCCGAATGTTACAACTGATAGTGAGGGAAGGAAAATAGAAAAGATTTCTCCTGGCAGGGTTGATTATTTGGAGAATGGCGAGGAGCCAGTCTCCTTTAATCCAGCACGCCCAGGACAAACCTTTGATCAGTTTACGACTACTATTCTTAGAATGATTGCCGCAGGTGTTCAGCTTCCGTATGAGTTGGTTCAAAAGAATTTTTCAAAAAGTAATTATTCCAATATGCGTGCGGCATTATTGCAAGCATATAAATACTTTCGCACCCGCCAGCAATTTCTTGCAGATAGCTTTTGCACGCCAACATGGGAGAGGGTAATTGAAGAGGCATATCTTTTAGGTGAAATAGAAGCTCCTGGCTTTTACGAAAAGAAAGATGAGTGGTTAAAAGTTTCGTGGATCGCTGATGGATGGGAATGGGTGGACCCGGCCAAAGAAACCAAGGCAGCGGTAGAAGGAAAGAATGCCAATATTATTACATTATCTGATATTTGTGCGGCAAGAGGTAAGGATTGGGAGGAACTCCTAGAGCAAATAGCCCGTGAGAAATCAAAAATCAAGAAGTTAGAGGAGAAGTATGGAGTGAAATTTGATTTAGAAAAGGATCTTAGTAGTAAATTCTCAGAAGAGACACCAAGGAAAAAGGATGAGGGGGAGGAGGATGAAGATGCGTGAAAATAGAATCAGTGAATTATTTTTCAATCAGCCGCTTGCGCTTCATGAAGATATGATCGGCCCTATAGGTGCGATTATTGATCGCCACACCGAAGGCATTAAATTGTCAGATTTAGAAGTTGAAGCCGCAATTGGACAGGGCCAAAGACAGGCAAAGGGCTATGAAGTGATTAATGGTGTTGCGGTCATTCCTATTATTGGAGCAATTTCAAAACGTATGAATATGTTTAGTCGTATCAGTGGAGGCACATCCGTTGAAATGTTGCAAAAAGATTTCCTGCAGGCATTAGGAGATCCCCAAGTGAAAAGAATAGCTTTTGATATTGATAGTCCTGGAGGAACTGTGGGGGGAGTGCCTGAATTGGCAGATGCAATTTATGAGTCAAGAGGAATTAAGCCGATTGAATCATACATTAATGGTCAGATGTGTTCCGCTGCTTATTGGATAGGATCCGCCGCAGATAAAATTTATGCAACCAAAAGTTCTATTGTTGGCTCTATTGGTGTTTATACAGTTGCCAAAGATTATACGGTTATGGAACACAATCGTGGGGTGCGAAGTGAAGTTATCCGGGCAGGAAAGCATAAAGCCGCTGGGCATCCTGAAAAGTATTTATCCAGTGATGACATTAATATTATGCAGGCAAGAATTAATGATTTTTATGAATTGTTTATTGATGCAGTTGCAAAAAATCGAAATATTTCAAAAGAGAAAGCTTATGAGCTAGGTGATGGAAACTTTTGTATTGGGCAAAAAGCCCTGGGCATTGGTTTAGTCGATGGTTTAGCCGTATTAGATTCCATTACAACTGGCAACAATTCCGCAATAGTTGCGGATGCGAATCCGTTAATTATAGATGCAGATAATAAAAATAATAATAAGGGAGAAGAGAATATGGGAAAAGAAATAAAAGATTTAACACTTAATGAATTGAAGGCGGAGAATCCTGAGTTGGTAAAGAAGATTCAAGATAACACAATTGATGCATTAGCCGAGAAGGAAACCTTGGGTAAAGATAAAGTCATTGAGGCAATAGATGGTGAAAGAGCAAGAGCAACTAAAATTTTAAATCTTGTCAAGATTGAAGCTTATTCGGAGTTCGGAGATTTAGCTGGTGAGTGTGTGGGAAAAGGTGATTCTTTTGAAGTGGCCGAAGGAAAATTTAAAGATGCTCGTATAAAAATTTTAGAAACTAGCGCACCTCAAACGCCTGGATCTGGCGATGGTGATATAAATGCGTCTGGTGAAAAAACACCTCTAGCGAAAGCTAAAGAGTATGCCGCAGAGCATAAGTGTAGTATTGCAGATGCATTATCAGCGACTGCAGAAAAACGAAATAGGTAGAAAGATGATTTTTAAAGAAATCAGGTAAAGATTCATAATCACATGTTAAATGAAAATCGAGGAGGATAATATGTATAACGAGGGGAATAAGACATTTACATCAGGAGAGGCTCTGGAGGCTTACCGAAGAGTAAAGTTAAGAGCGGGATCAGGCTTTATTGTTGAATATGCTGATGCTGGTGAAAAAGACATTGGTGTTACTCAAGAAAAAGTTGAGATTAGTAAGCCTGTTGCTTTGAAGTTGAGAAATGCACCAGGGACAGTTGAGATTGAATCTTCAGAAGAATTTGCAGTGGGTGTGACTCTTTACGGAGCAAATGATGGGAAAGTCCAAGACACAGCAAGTGGTGATCCTCTGGGGACAGCGCTAGATAATTCAACTGCAGATGGATGTATTGCTGAAGTCTTGCGTGACAAAGGCGAAGCAGCTTCTATCGATGGAGCATCTGTGAAAGTTGAAGCAGAAGCTGGGAATGGTGCAATTCCTGTGATTTTCAGGAAATCTGGCATTACGGATGCGACAACAGCCCTTGAAATTGTTGCAGCGCCGTTTGCATTTAAGGTTATTGATTGGTGGATGATCTCCAGAGATACAACCGTCTCAAATATCAAATTGCAAAATGATGCAGATGATCTTTCAGCAAATAAGGCAAAAGGCACGGCAAATGATACGATTGTTCGAGGAGGCACTCTTGTTGCAGGGCAGGATGAGTTTGCAGTAGCGGAATCTTTGAAAGTTTTTGCAAGTGCAGTAGCAGCTTTTGATATTTTTGTTCTTGCTGAAAAGATATAAGCAAAACAGAAATTAAATTTATATTGATTGCAAAGTATTTTTTGAAAAAGGAGGAATAAGTAATGATAAATCATTCAGGATTAAGAGGAGTTCCAAGGCTGGATTTATCAGCCGCAGTTGAAGAATATATTCAAAATGATAGCGATTTTATCGGGACAAAAGTTCTTGCTATTAAGGATGTACCACAGCAGTCATCTAAATTTAAAGCAAAAACCCGTGCTAGTGTGACGCTTGACGCGGATACAAAAAGAGCCAAAAGCGGGCATTACAATCGCATTTCTTTAGAGGTTAAAGATTTAACTTATGCCTGTGAAGAAAATGGCCTTGAGGAGGTATTAGGTGATGATGAGCGAAATCTCTACGAGAGTGACTTTGATGCTGAGTTTGCGACAGCAAAGAATGTTGCTGATGCTCTGAAGAGAATGCAGGAGAAAAGAATTTCAGAAGCAGTATTTAATACTTCAACTTTTTTTGGATCTGATCTCTACACGGATGCGGCGGCAACAAAAGCATGGAACGATGCCACTGCAGATGCAATCGGGAATGTCAGGACTGCAAAGCGAAAAGTTAAGGCGAATTGCGGGATAACTCCAAATGCATTAATTTTAAATGGAAATATTTTAGAATATTTGAAAAGTAACACCGCAGTAAAAGACGCAATTAAATACACAGCACGCTTAACTGAGGCTGAAATCTCAAATGCGATTGCCGATTTATTTGGCGTTGATTATGTCCTGGTCGCAGATAGCATCCGCAATTCCGCGAAAAAAGGTAAAGCATTTTCATCATCAGCAATTTGGTCTGACCTTTATGCAATGGTAGCTATTATTGCATCGCATGGCAGCGATCTAAGGACGCCAAGCCTCGGCCGCACACTGTTGTGGACTACCGATAGTCCAGATAATTGTACTGTTGAGGAATATCGGGATAATCCGGCAAGAGGTGATGTTTATCGTGTAAGGCAAAATACGGAAGAAAAGATTATTGATCCATATTTTGCGCACCTTATCAAAGTCACTTAGGAGGCAGATTTTTAATATCGATGAAAATAAGAAATATTGACATCTCCGGTATAAGTATTCGGGGATGGCAACTTCTTAAATTTGTGAGGTGTAAAATGTCTAAAGAAAAACAAGAAGTAATTAAGGGCTCAAAGGTTAAGTTGGCTTTGGCCTGTGACAGATACGTAGACGGCAAAGATCGGATTGCGGGGTACGTTGTTTATGATGAGGGATTAGTGGGAAGCCTTAAGAGATTCGATTTTGATATTTTATTGAGAAAAGGCTTTTTGAAAGGGGCCTAATAGAAAAAAGAGGGGGCTTGTTTTTATTGAGAGCAAGCCCCGTTGACAGTATTGAGGTAAGGGATGGAAAAAAATCTTCAAATATATCGTGGTGATGATAAAAATTATAATTTTGTTTTTAAAGATGGAGATGGAAGTCCTATAGATATTACAGGATGGATTCTATTCTTCACGGTAAAGTCAACAGTAGATGATGCAATAAATGATGATGCGGCTGAAGTGATAAAGACAATATCAGCACACACGAATCCTGCAGAGGGTCAAACAACTGTCTCGATATTGGATACAGATACAAATGGTTTAAGCGCAGGTGATTATTATTACGATTTTCAAGTGAAGAAAAGCACAGGGAAAATTATGACCATCATGCATGGTGGGTTAGAAATAACGCGTGAAGTAACTCGAAGGATTTCATGATGTCTAATCAGGATATAGAAGTGACGGTTGGGTCAACAAATATAGAGGCAACGATTGAAGATGATCAGGTTATAAATATAACATTTGCGAGTGCATCATCAGGGCAGGTGTTATTAACCGATTTAATTGATGGAGCCTCCCCCGTTGAATCTCCTGATGGCATCAGAACAGATTTTACATTGCCTAATGGGGATAAATATATTTCCGGACGCCTTAAAATCTATAGGGATCACGCAAAGCTTATTCGCGAAGTAGATTATATAGAAACAAGCCCAACCATTTTTAGATTAACAGTGCCGACAGATAGTGACGAAAAACTAACAATGGATTATATCAGACAATGAAAAAAATATTTTTTATTTTCATAATATTTTTATTTATGAAATCAAGTGTTTTTGCAGGCACAAAGGCCAAACGTGTAAAAGTTGAGGATGCCGGAGGGTATTTTGATGGAATAAATGTTGAAGAGGTTTTGCAGGAAATAGGGGCAGCTGGAGGAGTAGGAAATTTATCGGCAGTTTGGGAGTGTTTATCCGGAGATTGCAAGGCTTTAATTGCTAGTAATGATGATACTTTAGATGTTTCTGGAATTAATTGGTCTATTCCGATGAAGATGTCAATGGATTGTAGCGGAGAATTAATCGAGGGGCATATGTGTTGGGATACGGATGACGATAAATTGTATGTGGGTGATAATACCAGTGCAAGTGAAATAGGATCTGGGTCGCAATTAACAGAAGAACAAGTTGAGGACTTTGTCGGTGCAATGTTAGCCGGAACGGAAACACGGATCACGGTCACTTATGATGATGCCGGAAATATGATTGATTTTGTTGTTGATGACATGAACCAAAGTGAATGCTCTTCTTCCTCGTGTGATTTGAATATAGGGACAACGCTTAATGCTCAAGGGGTATGCCTTGCCGATGGTACGAATTGTCCTGCAGATGATGATGCCCCGGATAATGATTCAGAAGTTCCGGACGCAATAACCGTCACTGGATACATGCAAGATGCTGATATAAATACTTTTTCAGAAATACAAGATTGGGTGAGTGACGCAACGCTTTTAAAAGGGGGAATTTTAACGGATACAAAATTTTGCGTATATGACAGTGCAAGCGGAACAATAGCCTGTAATGCCGAGGCTGGGTCAACATTAACGCAGGAGCAAGTGGATGATTATATCAGTCAATTAATCAACGATCCTGACTCAGTACATACAAGGATCAGTGTTGTTTATGATGATGTAAATAACGCGTATGATTTTATTGTAGATGATATGAATGATGACATCCCGGATAGTGGCGATTTAGGAATAATTGATACAGAAACGGAATTTGAAAGTGAGCTCTTTTCCATAACAACCCCTACAGAAGTTACAAACGCAATTTCGACACATGAGTCCACCTATAGCCATTTAAATTACAATACGGCATACACGCATAGCCAAATAGCCACAGGGAATCCTCATAGTTTAGATTATGTTGATATTGGTTTATCTGCTGATCAAATCAAGGATTGGACCCTAGATCAAGGGGCAACAAATATCCATGAGGGGAACTATGTTGAAACAGATCCTAAAGTGGGAAATTTAACGGCAGATAAATGGTGTAAAGAGGATAGCGGACAAGTTGTTTGCAACCAGAATACTCCTGCAGATACAAGCGCAAATACACAGTGCACAGGCACAACCACCTATTATGATGGTGACGGGAATTGTGATGATATATCAACCGTGTATGAGGCAGCAGATACAGACATAGCAAAAAGAAATGAAGATGAGGTTATTACCGGAGCTTGGGACTTTGGAGGAGGAGGTCTTGAGATCCCCAATAGCATTTCGTTGCCCGGGACTTGCACCGTAGGAGCGTCGTATATGGATACCGATGCAACAAGTGGGCAGAGGTTTTATTTATGTGAATCTTCTAATTCATGGGTGGCGCAAGGAGTTGCAGGAGGATCAAGTGTATGGAGCGATGGAGGCACTTATATATATCCTGCTAATGATGAAGAAATTAGGACTAGAGGTTATGTCTATAATAATAGTTTTATAGGTGAAGGTGCCGGGGGAACTTTAAATATTGCACATGAAAATAATGTTGCCTTTGGAAAAAATGCATTAGGGTCTTTATTCAACTCATCTTCTGACCTTAATTCAGCCTATGGCTCATATTCATTGCAAAAGTGTGATGGTTGTAATGAAAACGCCGCTACTGGATATCATGCATTAGGTGATGTAGTTACAGGTTTTAGAAGTGCTGCTATAGGATTTAAAGCAGGAGATTTATTGAATGCTAGTTCTAGCTATAATTCAATATTAGGTTCTTTTGCATGTGGAAATGTTGCTGATGATATTGATAACTCAATTTGTATAGGGTATGCGTCTGGGTATGGAAATGTTTCTAGTAATGAATTATGGGTTGATAACTCGCCTACAGCCACTCCACTTATTTTTGGAGATTTCTCATCGGATGAACTTACGATCAACGGAGTTCTCATAGCTGCCCCTGCAGCATCAAGAACATGTGATGCCGGGACAGAAGGCGGGATGATGTATGACAGTGATGATAATAATTTTTATGGCTGTGACGGGAGCTCATGGAATCAGCTTAATAATTAATTAATTAAGAAAGAAGGAATTAAGCAATGAGTGAGCAATGTGTTCAAGGGGCAACTAATGCGGAGAAAGTCAAGGGTCTAGAGGCTCGAATGAAGAAGGTGGAAGAAGCTATTACTGATATGAGGGACGGATTACTAAAACGCCCTTCTTGGTCGGTAACCATTGTCATAACAATATTATCATCCTTAACATTTGCGAGTTTAACGTTTTCTTTTACTATCATCAGAATAACATTTTTAAAATCATGAAAAATATTAAGAAAGAAAATTTTGTGAAGAATTTTTTAAGGGTGGTGGAGAGTCGGCTTAATAAAGATTTGCCTCAAGAAGCCAGCGAGGGGGAGTTTATTATGCGGGCCTATGATCTTACGTCCGGTCAATTGCGACATGTGATAATTGAAAAATATTCCGTTATAAAGGGGGAAAAAGGATGAGTTTTAAAGATATACTGGCCGATGACATGAAAAATGTCATTCTTAACACGAATGAGTTTGCAGAGGCAATTACTTATGTCCCCAAGGCAGGCGATGAGAAGACTATTAATGCCATAGTAGAGAGAGATTTATTAGCTCCTATTGGGTCCGGGGGAGCTGATACTCGCCATAAAATCATTGAAATATTAATAGCTAATGATGCAACCAAAGGGGTCACTTCAGTCAATTTAAACGGAGATTATGTCAAGGTGGCTGAGTATGTTGGGCATCCGGTTGAGAGGTACAGGATTATCGAGATTGTGGAGGTCAATTCAGCATCGTGGGCCTTAAGATGTGTTAAGTAAAGGAGAGAGATGAGTTTTGCGCTAGAGATTGATCATGGTTTATTTGATAGATTGGTTAAGCATTTCCCTCAAGAAACGCGAGAACAATTTGAAGATGATATTGATTATTTTAAGAATAAGTTTCACAAGGAATTAAATCTTCGAAGATTAAAAGGTAGACCTGGGATACAGGGGTATCGTGGTGGCATTTTAAGGCAATTTAAAGCTATTAAGAATTTTAGATCTTCTTCGGCAGATGGAATGAGTATAAAATTTTATACTTTTTCTCCTGTAGCTTATCAGCATGAGGTCGGGGGGACGATAAAAGGTGGATCAAGGGGGAAGCTTGCTATTCCTTTGTCATCTGCAAAAAAAAGTGCGACAGATATTTTCACAAAGAGGGGGCAGGTAAGAAAACGATATAAAACTGATCTTAAAAAAGTTAAAGGTCTTTTTAAAGTTAAAACACGAAAATCTGGTGCAGAGATATTGTTCAGGCGTAAGAAATACACAAAAAAAGGTACAGCTAAAAGAACAGATGATATCCAAGCCCTTTTTGTTTTAAAGGATTCAATCAAGCTGGACCAAAGGCTTAAATATTATGTATTATTCGAAGATTTATCCCCTATTTTTGTCGGTAGGATAAATCAAAGTTTAGATAAGATTTTAGTGAATTTGTAGAGGATTTGATGGCTAATAAAACATACACAGTCTCAGTTAAAGAAAAAATTGTGCAAAATATTGAAGATGCACTCAAGTTGATCAGACGTGCTAATGGATATGAAAATAATGTTGAGGTTGTTGAGCGGTGGGAGCAGGCAGGGAATAGTTTAGCGATTGTCCCGGCCATACATATACATTCTGAGATTAAGCAGAGTACGGATATGCCGGGTTTGGTTACGCAATGTATTGTTACAGTGACTATTGATGCCTGGGTGTGCCATGACAAGACTAAGTTTGCCAAGTCATCAGATGCCTATTTGGATACAGTTGAAAGCGACATCATTAAAGCTGTGATGACGGATTATCAGCGCTCAGGATATGCCGAGAAAACCGAGATGTCGGCTCCTGTGCAGATATTTCACGAAACCCGAGGGGAAGCCACTTGCGGGGTGATATGTAAATTTGATGTTCACTACAAGCATCTAACAGGAGATCCACGAACACAATTTTAAATTATTGGGGAGGATATAAAGATGGGCGAAAAACGTTATGAAAGGCAATGTATATTGGTCAAAGAAGAGTCAAGTCGAGGAGTGGATTCTTCGCCAACAGGGGCATTAAACTCAATCCCCTATATTGAGCCAATAAGTCCGGAATATGATGTGCAGGATATTGAAAGAAATAATCCGCTCAATTCCTTAAGTCCTATTAATGGGTTGGTTGGAAAGAAATCCATTAAATTGGGATTCAAGAGTGCCTTTTATGGATCGGGTTCTTTGGGTGTGGCTCCTCGGATAGGTGATGTCCTTGAGATGTGCGGTTTTGGGGAGACTGTCAATGCATCGACAAATGTTATTTATGCGCCTATCTCCTCAAATTTTAAGACAGCGACAGTAAAGCAGTATTTAGATGGTCTTCTGCATGTTGCCTTGGGGGCGGTTGGAAATTTAAAGGTTTCAGGCAAAGTAGGTGAGCCAATTTATTTTGAGACTAATCTGCAAGGGTTGTATCAGGATGATGCTGATTCTGCAATTGTCACTCCTGCCTATGGATCCAATTTTAATACACCACCACAATTTTTAGGCGTAACGTTTTCGTTTGATTCAGTTACGACTTTCATCTTGCGTGAATTTAATATTGATATGGGACAAGAGATTATTCCACGAGAGAGTGCTGCAGAAGAGCATGGGTTTGCGAATTTTATGTTAGGCAAAAGGAAGCCGACGGGAAACATCATTATTGAGCTCGAATCCAAGGCAACCTATGATTTTATGGCCAAGATGGAGGCGGGAACAAAGTTATCTGCCTCTATTCAAACAGCCATCAATAGTGGAAATGAATTAAAAATTGATATTAATTTTACTATTGGTGTACCCAAAATTGAGAATGCAGGGGGATTAGCAATTCTGAATATTCCAATCAAACTCTGCAGATCCACAGATGCCGGGGATGATGAGATAACTTTTACAGTAACGTAATTAATTGATTTAAATTCATAATGGAGGAGGTGAAAAATATGGCTGTAATAATTGATATTCATCAAACGAAAGAATATGTGTTGAAATCTGAACGGGATAAGGAAAATCCTACCATTTTTGTTATAGGTGTTCTTGACGGCACAACAAATGCCCGGATTCAGGATTGTTCAACAAAATATAAGATGGGGCTTGATGCTGATCCAGGTGCTGAGGCTGAGATGGTTTTTAATCTTAATCAGGCACGTGTTCTCTATGCAAAAGCAGGCATTAAAGGTATTAAAAATTTGGTTGATTCTAAGGGTCATTCTGTTGAATTTGAGATCAGCGTAATTGAAAAATTACCTTCAAGTATTTTGTATGAGGTTGGTGATGAAATAAAGAAGTTTAACAATTTCTCTGAGGACGAAAGAAAAAACTAATCATGGCAGTTGAGGTTGGGAGGTTAAATCTTGACTGCCAGAAGTGTTCAGACCAGCAGAAGGTTTTGAGGGGTTGTGAGAAAGATTTTTCCGGGACATGGCTGGGTGTCTTTGATGGATTAACTCGATGTCCGAAGAGGATTGTGAAAGCAGATAATTATCAATACATAGGCGCCTACAATAAATATATGAAGGGCATTTTAATGAATAAAGGCAACTGGTTTGATCAGCCTGCAAAATTAAATGAAGCCTTTGATGTTATTGAGTTTCAAATTGCGAAAGAAGATAAGTAAATGGGATTAACGAATAAAGAACTTAGTATTAAGATGACCATGCGTGATATGGCCACAAAAGAGCTGACACGCGCACAAGGTCGTATAAAGAAGTTTTCTCGAAAAGCTAAACAGGGCTTTGTCAGCCTGGCAGCAAAAGTGTATTTGGCTGAGAAGGCGTTTCATGCCTTAAGTGCGGCCGTTAGTAAAACAGCCATTCCTTTAATACAGGTAGGGTCAAAAGTCGAAGATCTTAAAATTCGACTTAATGTTTTATTTAAAAGTACAGAGAAGGGCAACCAGGTTTTTAAGGATATGTCCACGTTGGCAGGCAATGTTCCTAAGACATATGATGAAATCATGGAATCGGCCACAAATTTAGCCGGTGTGGTTAAGGGCGGAACAGATGAGATAAATAAGTTAATGCCGATGATCGTAGATATTTCCTCTGCGACAGGATTGTCTGTTGAAGAAACAACATCACAGATGATAAGAATGTATAGTTCCGGCATAGCTTCTGCGGATATGTTTAGGGAAAGAGGTATTAGTGCAGCATTAGGGTTTAAGTCGGGGATTTCGTACACAAATCAAGAGACAATGGATATTCTTTACAAGCAATGGGAAGAAGGATTTGGAAAGTATGTTGGGGCCTCAGAACAATTAGCTACGACTTTTACCGGAATGTCATCGATGATGCAGGATGCATGGTTTCAATTCAAGCAAGGCATAGGTGAGCCGATGTTTGAAAGCATTAAAGTAGATATGCAGGCTGTATTGAAATTGATCGAGGCCAGTAAAAAAGAAGGCGGCGAGTATAGCGGAGTTATTAAAGATATGGGAGAGTCGTTTCAGGAGGCTTACGATTCTGCAAAAAATTTATTTGCTGTTGCTTTGATTGGCGGAGGTCAGGTAATCGATATTTTTAATGAAATTGTATTTGCTTCTAAAGGTGCACAGGCTGCATGGGTTGGTATGATATCGGGAATCATGAGTGGAGCATCTTGGCTTGGTAATATTCCAGGAATCGGTTCTAGAATAGTTGATAAAGAAGCTCTTGAAGCAGGGGTAGATGCAGCTATTGAGGGTCTTCATAGACTAAACACAGAAATTAAAGAGGCACGAGAAAGGGCGGATGTTGATTATTCAGAGAATATTGAGCAGAGAATCCAGGCGTTTAAAGAGTCCTTAGATCAGGAAAAAGAAGCTTTAATTGAGCATCAAGAGGACTTAGGGCGAATAGTTATTGAGGGGGATAAGCAGATAGCTCAGAGGGAAAAAATCATTGAGTTGACTGATTTGCAGAAAGAAAAATATAAGGAGTTGGGTGCGGTTAATAAGCAGATTGAGAAAGCTTTCAGCCGTAATTTAGCCGGTATGATGACCGGCGCCAAGACAGCCAAAGAAGCTTTTCAGGGCTTAGGAGATGTTTTAGTTAATATGATTGCCAATTATCTGGCTGAGTGGATTATTGCCAAAACAGTAGGCCAGGCGCTTGAGAAAACAGCGGTGGCTTTAGCTGTCACAGATGCAGTCATTTTAGCTGAGGCTTGGAAGCCTGCAGCCGTCTTTGCGGCAGTTGCTACAGCAGGAGGAGCCGCTGTAGCGGGTGCTGCAGGGTTGACGGCAGCCTATATGTCAGCAACCGGATTAAGTGCTGTTTCAAAAATTCCGGGGTTAGCTGAAGGGGGAATTGTGCCAGCAACACCAGGAGGACGCATTATTAGAGTTGCGGAGGGGGGAGAAGATGAGGCAATAGTTCCTCTTGGAAAAGGGGGAAATAGGGTAAGTGAATATATGGGTGAAAGTGCTGTGATCATTGAAGAAATAAATATCTATGGAAATGTGGATGAGGGTAATGCAAGAGACTTAGCTGAGGAAATTGGGGAGGTTGTGCGACGTGAGCGAGGATATATTAGGAGTTTATAATTATGGGAAAGGCATTTAAAATTAGTCCGATCAATTTGCTCGCAGACTGGGGGTATGTTGAGGATTGGTCAGAGGGAGATAGTTCGGCACCTACTGGATGGTTGATGGCCGGGACTGCAGGGAGCGTGTCTAAGGAAAGTACGGAGAAAAAGTTTGGTAACTATGCAATGAAAATTATTTCGGGAAGTTCTGCAAGCTATAAAGCAGAAAATTCCTATTCTAATTATACAGCACTTGCCGGACGGACGATCACATTTGGGATGTATGTAAAATGCTCATCGGCAAATAAGGCACGATTATATATTTATGATGGCATGGCAACGGTTAATTCTTCTTATCATAGCGGTGGGGGAGATTGGGAGTTTCTTGAGGTTGAAATTCAGGTAGATGAAAGTAATACAGAATTAACATTTGGTTGTGAGGTCCAGAGTTCATTGATTGCAGCATATTTTGATTGTGCGATTTGCTGTGAAGGCGAAGACTTGTTTTTTGAACTGGACAGTAGCGATGTAGATGTTCAGGATTGGTCGCCTAAGCCGAAGCTGGAGCGTACGATTTTTAAAATACCAAGCCGTCCAGGTGTGCTGATGCCGGATGTCAAATATGGTCGAAAAGATATCAAAATTAAAATGGCAGTTGTCGGGAGTGACTACTCAGCGTGCCGCACGATGTATGATTCCGTTAATAAAGCGGTTGTTGGGGGAGAAAAAGAGTTGTATCTATTTGATGATCGCATACAAAATGCAAGGCTGATCAATATATCCAAGCTTCAATATAAGGCATCCCTGCTAATAGGGATTTTTACTCTGAGCTTTATTGCCGAAGATCCTTTTAATAGATATATCTGCAAGACCAGAAAGAAACAAACCATATCCTCAAGCCCGGCATCATTTAACCTCTCCTGTTTAGGCAATGTGGAAGTATTTCCTGTAATCAGCTTTCAGGCAAATGGTGCGGACATGACGAATTGCACACTCAAGAATTTAACCACAGGCCAGAGTATGAATTTTACCGGCACGGTTCTCGATGGAAATATTTTGGAAATCGATTGTGCCAACAGAACTGTAAAAAATAACGGAGTCAACAGTACTTCTAATTTTACGGCCGCAGGGCATTTTATCAAGTTTATTTCGGGTACAAATTATTTGAAATTCACAGGGGATAACTGCATTATTAAGATCGATTGGTATAACAAATGGATTTAAAATATCGAGTTTTAATTAGTGACCGAGCGTTTAAAGCGATTGCTTACATTGAGAATGGCATTTCGAGCTTAAGTTTTGAGCATTCTGCAACCGGTGGATGTGGGTCTTTTAGATTCTCACTCCCCAAACAATATGAAAATTCACGATTTTTACTTGGTGGATACAATATCAAAATATACATACTTAATGAAAGTTCGGGTGATTTTGAGTTGAAGTATCAAGGATATATTCAAAGGGTAAAACGATCCTTTTCCGGAATAAAGGATACCTTTTCAGTCAATGGCCTGGGGTATATTGGCAAGCTCTCTAAGATAAATATTAACAGCACATTCACAAGCCAGGAAGCAAGCCAGTCGGTTAAAGATATTTTAGACAATGACGTTGTCCCCAATACAGACATAAGTTATTCGGAAGGGGATATTGACAATACTGGATTTACACCAGATACAATTAAATTTAATTATGAGTCATCTGATTCCGCCATTCAAAAAATTGCCGATATCGTTGGTTCCAGAGAGTGGGGAGTGGATAAAAATCGTAAATTATATTTTAAGGCAAGAAATACAACCATTAAAAAAGAGTTTGTCTTAGGTAAAAATATTACGGACTTTGAACTTGAACATGATTATGAGACGATTATCAATCGTGTAATTATTCAGGGTGGTACACTCGCAGATGATTCAACCTATATTAAAATTTATGATGAAGTCAAAAGTCAGTACAAATATGGCCGAAAAGATAAATTGATTCAAAATTCCTCAATCACAACAGACACCGTTGCCGCGCAGTTTAAAGACTCTGTGTTTGCCAATAAAAAATATGGAACAAGAAAGTCGAGTTGTAGACTATGTAATTTTTATGAGTTTCTTGAGGATGCCATTCCGTTACCAATTTTTGTTTATCGAGAGGTAGGGGAAACATTCGGAACGAGAAAATTTGGTAGCGGTCGGTATAATGGTTTGCTCAAACAGAGGATTAAAAGGATCAAATATAATATTAATAACAAAGGGGCATTCACAGTTGCATTAGACCTTGATGATATCGCACCTGCAATTACAGAAGACCTTTCAAAATTAGAATATCAATTAGAACAGCAAAGGTCGGCAAGTATATAGAAGAAGGAGATTAAATTTATGGTAGATGCAAATTCAACATATTCAACCACAAAAGATACTTTCCAAGATCCGGAAGATGACAAAGACGTCTATGAGGCAGATTATCTCGTTAAGCTTCATAACGTCCTGATCGCCATGCAGAATGCTTTAGGGACAGAGATAGAAGGGACAACAACTGATTTAAAAACACGATTAGCAAGATGTTTGTCTGATGATGGATCTATGAGGCAGGGGACCTCTTTCCCTTCATCTCCAAACGAGGGGGATTTCTTCTACAGGGCAGATGAAAATGTTATGTACATCTATAATGGCTCTTCATGGGATGCTCAGGGGCAATCTTTAAGCAATTTAGCGTTTTGCTACCAAAGAGGTGGCTCTAATCATGCAGCTGCATCTCATGGTTTACTTGATCCTGGAACGGTAGAACATCATGATGGATCCAATATAATAGTTTCCCCTGTTTGGGCAGTTTTTGGCAATACCTATCGAACGATTATCACTGGAAAATTTAAAAAGTTGGCAGGAGTCAATACCGTTACTGTGTATGCGAAAATATTATCAAAAAATAGCAATGCTTCTTATTATGTTTCCGTTGAAGCCAATATTGGCGGTCAGAGTGCATCTCAATCAGGATCAACGACAAGCACGGCCTGGGAGTGGATTAGTTTTAATGTTGATGTCTCTAGCTTAACAGATGGATCCATCTATGATGTTACCATTAAATTGAAACATTCAACAGCCAGAGTCGCCTATATGGATTCGATTATTGGGTTTACAAGTTAATTTTGGGAGGTTGAGAATAAAATGTCAAGTTTCACAGAAAAATTAATAGTCAGCAAAATTTCAAACAAGTATTGGGAGGTTGAGCGATCGTTTGAGTATTATGTGGGAGAAGAGAGTAATCCAGAATATATTGAGGTTCCTGCAGGGTTTAAAACCGATTTTGCAAGTGTTCCCAGAATGCTATGGAATATAATCCCCCCAGACGGAAATTATACCCAGGCAGCCGTTTTGCACGATTATATGTATTTTAGGCAACTATTTAAAAGATCGAAATGCGATAAGATATTTTTAGAAGCTATGGAAGTTTTGAAAGTCTCATTATGGAAACGAAAAATAATGTATCAGTCTGTAAGATTATTCGGCTGGATAGGATGGGGGAGACATGATAAAAAGAATAATTGAAAAAATTAAAAAGCTAAAAATTAAATTGTGGTTCAGTCGAAAGTCTGTAGGGGTTAAGAAGGAAGTTAAGTTTTAAAGATTAAGCTAGATTGTATTGTAACCGGTTTTTATAGTTCTAGACTAGAAATTGTAGAAATACTTGCAAATAAATTTGACAAATCCAGGCATATTGGTGTAATATGCAACCAAATTACAAATAAAGATAAGATGGTAATAGATAGTAAATTTGATCTATTCGCCCCCTGCGCATTGAAAAGAAACATTTAATATTTTATACTCTCCCTAGCGGAGGTAGTCATGGTAAAAACAATAAAAAAAATTTTCAAAAAAAGTCCTTTTGTAAGGGGCATGGTGAGAATTATTGATCTAGGGTGTACTTTAGACAAAGATTCTCTTTTTGCAGACTATTTTGAAATAACTGAATCTCAGAGAAGTTGTAATGAGTGGTCTGCCGTTGGAAATGACATTAGAACTGCTATCGCTAAATACGGGAAAGAATTGTCTCATGTCGAAACAAAAACGCAATAATAGTTTTCCTCCAAAAAAAGTTCAACCTCAAAATAATCCTAAAAATCCACAAGTTCTTACAAAGACAGCTGTGTATAGTGGTCCCATACCTGATCCATCTACTTTAGCAGGGTATGAAAATATTCATGAAGGTGCTGCTGGTAGGATATTAACAATGGCTGAGAATGAAGCAAATCATCGACATTCAATTGAGAAACGACATCTTGGAGGAGTTATCAATAATGAACGTATTGGAATGTGTTGTGGTTTGTTTGTATGTCTTGTCGCGTTATGTGGAGGTTTTTATTGTGTCCTGAACGGACTCCTGCTGCAGGTACTATAA